TCACGGCGAAAACAGGGGTTCGATTCCCCTTGGGAGCGCCACCGGCGCAATTTTCTCTATCTCTGCTAGTGGCTTACCGGAAGTGGGACCCTCACCCGCATCCGAAGTGGGACCACGCTGCCCCGCGGCGAAGCGTTTCCAGGCGCTGTCGGCGAGGCCCGCGCGCTGCGCCTCGCGCGTGTACCGCTCCACCTCCTCCAGCGTCTGATGGCCGGTGACGGCCATGATCTCGTGTGGCGTGCACCCGCGCTCGGCGAGTCGCGCCGCGGTCGCTTTCCGCAGGCCGTGCGCCGAGCAGTGCGGCAGCCCGGCCTGGTCGCACCACTCCCGGAAGCGATTGCCGAATCCCGCCACCGAGAACGGCTTGCCGTAGTCCGTGACCAGAAAGGTCAGGTGCGTGGAGGGCAGGGCGGCGATCGCCTCGGCGAGATCCGGGAACACCGGCACGTCGACCGAGATCGGCTTGCGGTGCTCATTCTTGGCTTGGACGTAGCGCAGGCGGCCATCGCGGATATGCTGCGGCCCGAGGCGCGTCGCATCCTCGCGCCGGCAAGCCGTGTAGAGCAGGATAGCGAACGCGAGGCGCGGCTTCGATCCGGGCGGGTGGCGTCGCTCGAACTGATCGACCTCGTCCAGCGTCCAGGTGTGATGCCCCTTGGTGACGTACTGTGCGCGCTTCACGTCCCGCGTCGGGGTCCGCATCAACGATGTCCTCCTCCATGGCCCATTGGAACATGGCCCGGAGCGCCTTCAGCATCGTGTTGGCGGCGGCCGGCGTCTCCGCCTTCTCATCCCGCAGGCGACGCACGTGGCGCGGCTGCATCATGGCGAGCGGCGCCGCACCCTTGTCGCTCGCGGCAATCTCGTTCAACGCGCGCTTCTGCCAGCCCTGTGTCGAGGCATCGAGCTTCTTGAAGGTCGTGCTCGCGATGTAGCGCTGCGACACGTCGACGAACGAGCCGACGGCCGGGCGACCGCCCTTAGCCGGTGTGGCCTCAGGCGCCCGGTCCCGGGCTGCCTCGTAGGCCTTCTGGAACTCGGCCGAGCCCGGCTTGCCGTGGAGGCGCACCTTCTTCTCGGGCCGCCGGCGGAAGTAGTAGCGGACGTTGCCGTGCCGATCCTTGTCGGCAATGACGAAGGGCAGATCGACGAGAACCACGGCGCTCAGTCCCAGGGATTCGACGCAGCATCATCGCCGCCGAGCGCATCCCACGCCAAGTCGAGGCGCCGGAGGTCCCAGACCACGCACCCGTCGATCCGCTTCGGCTTCGGCATGCGGCCGTCCCGGACCATCTCGTCGAACTTTGAGGGACTGACGCCGACATAGCGGGCCGATTCCTCGCGACGCAGGCCGCGGCGCGGGCTCACCTCGATCCGCGAGGCCGGCAGCACGGCGATCGCTTCCTGAGTGCTACGAGGCACTGTTCCCTCCTGGTGTGCCGGCCTTCCATAGGACCGGCTGAGCGTGATCAGGGATGCGCGAGCGGCCCCGCGCCATAGGATGGATCGGCGACCCGTCCGCGGTCAGGCCGAAGCAGTGGACGTCGGGCCAGGGCGCCTCGCCGGTGGTGATCTCCTCGATCACGTGGTCGACGAACTCGGGATCCCAGGCGCCAGCGCCCCAGCAGGCGACGACCCGGGCGGCCGCCTTCGCCTCGCGGACGAGGACCGGCAGGTTGCTGAAGTGGATCACGTCCCGCGCGTGCCAGTCCGGACCGTTGTCCATGTATTGCGCCCAGGCGCGGCACTCGGCCGGCGAGGATGTGCGCAGCGGGTAGAGGTTGACGGCGGTGAACCCGCCGTAGCCCCAAGACCGGGCGAAGTGGATCCAGCGACGTACCGTTGGGTCGTCCTGCCGGTGGTCGGCCGTGCTCGGATTGAGGCCGATGAAGCAGACGTGCCCGCCCTCGCTCGACCAGGTTCGGGTCAGTCCGAAGCGGTAGGTGCCGCAGCGGGACAGGTTGGCCGAGCGGGCGATCGTGTCGGTGAACGGCACGCCGAATAGGTCACGGGTGGCGAACGCGGCGGCGGTCATCAAAAGATGCCATCCTGATACGTCGCCCCGCATTTCCGGCAGCGGTAGAGCTGCTCAGCGTTGAGCCAATTGTTCTGCCCCGGACGCAGGAACGGTTCGCCTTCGCGCTTCCGGTCATGCAGGCACCGATCCTGACGGATCGCCCGCACCCGTGCGACGAAAGCCCGCCAAATGTCCCGGATCGCGCTCATGCCGCCCCCGCGATATCAAGTGCGTCGTCCGAGGTCGGCTTTCGCAGGCCGCGGAACGGGCGCACGACGCGCTCGCCGCTGGCTCGCTGGATCAGGACGTTGCGGGGGCCGCCGCCCTTACCCCATCGCACGAGCACCACGACCGGCTGGCCGCGTTCGAGGTAGGTCCGACCGATCATGGTTAGGCGCCCCCCTTCGTGCCGCCCCAGTATTCGGTCGGCATCTCGAGCCGCCGGTCGATCACCCGCTTCAGCGCCTGGGCCGCTTGCTCGTCGCCGTAATTCGCCCGCCAGAGGTCGACGGCGGTGACGACCATGACTTGCGCGGCGATGTCAGCCTGCATGCCCTCGCTCAAGGGCTTCTCCAGCAGGTCCATGATTCCGCGGGCGAGCTCGGTGACGTGCCGGCCCGAGACGTTCGCCATGCCCTCGGGAGGGTTGTGCCCGGCCGCGGCCTTGCGCTTTTGCTCACCCATGGCGCACCTCCCCGGCAGCCTGAAGTGTGCGGAGGGGGGGGCGGCGCCTCTGACGTCACCGCGTAGGCAAAAGCATGGTCGCCGCTACTGATATTGCCCGAAATCCTACTCTGAGTTGCGCAATCTTCGCGTAAACTATGTGACCATGGGTCACCAGAATGGATTATTGCCATTCGGCCAAAACTGATAAAACCTGTCTGCACAGTGCAACGACACTGTGCGGGAGGAGACGGAGCGACGGCGCGATGATCAACGCAAGGGATCTGTGGCGCGTGCAAATCGGCAGCCGCGTGCGCCTGACCGGCGGCGGGGAAACTTTGATAGTGCTGAGTAGTCATCAGGAGCCGGATGGCGGCGCCAAATTCCGCTGCCTCGCGCAAAGCTCCCTGAGGTACATCACCCTCCAAGGCGCGAAGCTCGAACTGGTGGCCTAGAGGCCCTCGCTCGCGCGTGATGGTGCTGGACTCGGCCATGCTGCTACTCCGCGATCGTGAGGGCTGGGTGGTCGGTGATGAGGAGTGGCTGCACGGACCCGTCCGAGAAGACGGCATCGAGCGGCACGTCCGCGGTCGGCTCGTCGCCGGTCCATCGCTGCGGCCATGTGCCGGCCGCGATCAGCTCGCGGATGCGCGCCTCCTCCTCGGCGTTGAGCAGGTCGACGTGCGGCCTGCCGAGCCGGTCAGCCTCGGCGTTGCAGGCAGCCTGGATGGCGAGGATCCGGTCGAGCGCGTCGAGGCGCGCCGGCAGGGTGATCGGGCCCATGCGCTGCTGGTTCGGCACCAGCGTCCCGTCCTTGCGGGTCTCGCCGCCGGGCTGGCGCAGCCGGTTCCGGGCGAGCCGCAGCTCCCGGTAGATCGGGCGCAGGCCGAGCAGCGGCGCCAGGTACGACCATGCCGGCAGGGCGACGACCGCCTCCAGAGCCTTATCGCGGGCGGCCAGCGGGCACCCGACGCAGCCGGTGCGCGCGTTCGCCTCCTCGGCCTCGTCGCCGCCGTAGGCGTCGGCCAGCATCGCCGTTGCCCAGCCGCCATAGGCGCGCATCGGCGCGTAGACCCGCAGCCAGTCCCAGACGTTGCAGACCCGCCAGTGCAGGATCGGCGCGAGGGTCGCGAGGCGCCCGCGGACGCCCTTCATGTCGGGGAGGACCTGCTGATACCAGCCCTGGCCGCACTCGGCGCCGTCCTTCGAGCAGCTCATCTCGATCCGCTTGTCGCGGATCGCGCTCTCGCCCTGGCGGACGCCGGTGATCGTCAGCACCGTGTCGGTCTCGGGCAAGCCGGCGAGGTCCGCCTCGATCGCGGCCGCCATGGGGTCGATCTTGATCTGCCGGGTGCACCAGCGGAGCGTGTTGTTGTTCGGCGGCGGGACGCCCCGGCCCAGGATGTAGACGAGGAAGCGGCGGTCGAGCGGCGCGGTGACAACGCGCAGCCGGATCCACGGGAAGCGGGCGAGCCGCGCCATGACGTCGGCCGCGGCGATCGCGAGCGGCGTCAGCTCCTGACGGGTGTCGGCATAATAGACCGTCAGCGTCTTCGGCGGCGCGAGCCGGCCGGCCTCGATCAGGTGGACGATCAGGGTCAGCGTCGCGGTCGAGTCCTTCCCGCCAGACCACGCCATGGCCCAGTGCTCGTGCTGCGGGCCGTAGGCCTGGAGCGAGGTGAGCGTCATCTCGACAGCGTCGTCGTAGACCAGGCGCTCGGCCGTCAGCGCGAAGAGGTCGTGCTGCTTCGATCCGCGGAGGATTGGTGCGGGCGCCGTCATGCCGCCCTCGCATCGTTCGCCGCGACCAGGCCGCGGATCGCCGCGCGGCCGGTGGTGACCGGCGCGACCTCGTCGTCGATAGCCGGCCGGGAGTCGCCCTCGTGGCGGTCCCGCCGGAGCGCGCCGATGGTGCAGAGCGCGATCAGCAGAAGCGACGGCAGCAGGGCGATCGCCAAGCCGAGGCCGATGAGCAGGAGCGTGCTCATGCGGCCACCCCATCAGTGCTCGCCGCAGGCCGCCGCTTGCGGCCCTTCGGCTTCGGCCGGTCACCGCGCTTCGCCCACTCGCGGATCTCGGGGTACGCGACGCCGGTCAGCGCGGTCCAAGCCTCGCGGCACTGCTCCAGCGTGAACATCGCCGTGTGGCAGGCCTCGCGGGTGAGCCCCATGCGGGCGGCGAGGAAGCCGTAGACGCGGCCGCGGGCGGCGCGCTGGACGGTTTTGATGCCCTCGGCGTTGAGACGGCCATATCCGCCGGTCCGCGGGGCATCCTTCCAAAGCGGGTCGATCCTGCGGTGATGCAGGAGGATACGCGCCTCACGCAGGGCGGCGTCGGCCGGGAAGCCCAGCGGCTCCTCGGTGCCGGGATGGCACCCGACGTAGGTGTCCTCGCAGACCGTGCAGGCCCAGATCGGCTTGTCCGCGAGGTCGGGGCGATGCGGGTAGATCTCGCGCCCGTCGGTGAGGCGGGCCGCGGTCTCGCAGATTGGGCAGATGGGGGCGCTCAAGCGGACCTCCCTTCGCCGCTCGCTTGGAGCGGCCGTGGATCCCGCGCGCGGAGCCGTACGCACAGGCTCCAGCCTCGGCGCAGCGGGACGAGCTCGCCGCGGCACAGCAGCGCCACGACGGTCCGGATCGGCAGGCGTCGACCGCCGCACTCGGCGCGGTAGGATGTCGGCTCGTCGCTGAGCTGCGGCCGCGTCATCCGAAACTGGCCGTGCAATCCCGGACGGCGCTGCGTCTTGCGGACCGCGATCCGGCACACGCCCGCCTCGCGGATCGTCGCCAGCACCTCGGCCTGGCGCGGGGTGAGCGGCTTCATATCCGCGCCTCCACCACCGGCAGCCCGGCGGCGCGCGCCTTGCGCACCATGTCGGCCGTGACCGCGTGCGTCGGGTGGATCTCGACGCGGTCCATCATGGTCCGCAGCCAGGCGCCGGAGCGGTCGCGGAGCACGGCCACGACCTCGGCCGGCGCGGTCGCGAAGCCTTCGCAGCCCTGGACCGAAGCCACGTGGCTCAGGACGCGGGCGGCGACCCGCTCGGCCTTCAGGAGATCCGGGGCGAGGATCGGGGCGCCGGCGGCGGCATAGGCGGCCTTGCGGGCGGCCTGGGCGTCCTTGGCCTTGTAGTCGGGCGCCTGGATCACGGTCAGGTCGCAGCCCGCGCCGAGGACCAGCCGGTGCACGGCGGTGCCGATCTCGCGCGGCCGGGTCGGCTTGTCCTCGACCTCCTCGTCGGCCGTCCGGGGCGGCGCGAGGCGCGGGTGCGCCGCGCGGGCGTGCTCCGGGCTGTAGTCGAGCAGGACCTTCGCCAGCGAGGACGACAGACTCGGCTCGGGCGCAGGATCCGCGTGGTAGACCGCGGCCGGCATCTGATAGAGGCCGGGCTTCCTCACGCGGCCGGCTTCGTGCTTGAGGATCTTCACTGGCGCCTCCCGCCGGCCTGCCGGGCGAAGTGCGCGGACTCGGCCTTCACGGCTTCGATGTGCTCGGGGTCGTAGGGGGCGGCGATCGCGGCGGCGCAGATGCGCTGCAGCTCGTATCGGACCGCCGTGAAGGCCTCGCCGGAGGCCAGCGTGTCGCCCATCCCCAAGGGAAAAGCCGAGACCGAGGGGGGGAGCGAAGCCGACCCGGCGACCTCTCGGTCTTCATCGGCGCCGGGGCGGTCGCGGGGTTCTCGCCGGAAGAGGTCCGCCGGATGACGCTCGCCGAGTGGCACGTCGTCATCGAGTCTTTCATCGCCGCCAACAGCCCGCCCGACGAGGGCAGCACCGAGGACGAGTTCATCGCGGTGCTGGCCGAAGAGATGGCCGCGGGCCGCGCCTGACCGCCCGACCACAGCAGGATCGCCGACTTGGCCGAACCGCTCGTCATATCGTTTGCCGCGGACACCTCGCGCGCTCAGAGCGCGATGGCGACGCTGGCCGGCCAGATCGTGGGCAACATGACCTCGATCGGCGTGGCCATGTCCGGCGGCGCGGCGAACTGCAACGGCTTCGGCGCGGCGCTCCAGGGCCTCGCGAACAACGCGCAGCGCGCGGCCGCGGCGGTAGGCCGGGACGTGAAGAACATCTCGACGGCCACGGCCAACGCCGCGACCGCGGACCGAGCGACGCTGGAGGGCGTGGTCCGCGCGTTCACCGGCGCGGCCGCCGCGTCGGAAACCGCCGGCGCCGGCGTGCGCGCCAGCCTCACGGCGACCACCAGCACCATCGCGGGCGTGGCGGTGCAGATTCCCTCGCTCAACACGCTGCTGGCCGCATTCCTGGGCTTCCAGGCCGCGAAGCTCGTCTTCGACAGCGTGGCGGCCTCCATCGAGGCGGCGCGCAAGCACATCCAGGAGTACGTGCAGATCGGCAAGGACGCCGAGAAGGTCGGGGTCGGCACGGATTTCTTCCAGCGCGCCACGCTCAGCGCGGACAAGTTCGGCCTGAAGGTCGAGCAGGTCGTCGCCGCCCTGCAGCATGCGCGCGAGGCCAGCGAGATCCGGATCGGTGAGGGGAAGGATGGCTCGAACACCTCAGCGATCGACGGGCGCCTCGAGCAGAACGTCCGCGCGGGCAACCTGACGGCTGCGGACAAGGCCAGCTTCGACAACGCCGGCAGCCAGGAGGCCAAGATCAAGGCCATCCTGGACCTGATCGACAAGCTCCGGGCCAGCCAGCGCGATCTCGCTGCGTTCGACCTCGCCGGCAAGTTCTTCGGCGCCGACTTCGAGCGGCAGCTGCGGAACGGCGTCGACCTGACCGCGCAGCTGCGGGACACGCTGAACAGCACCTCGACCACGGTGGCGGGTGTGCGCATCGTCGGGCCGGACGAGGTCGAGCGGGCCAACCAGCTCGACGCCAAGGCCAAGGACATCGCCGACACCTTCGCGACCGCCCTGGCGCCGATTCAGCGCGACATCTCGAACGCGGTGCTGGACACCTATCAGGCCTTCCTAAGCGTGGAGGCTGTGATCGCCCGCGTCGTGCAGATCGCGGCGAACCTCTACACGACGATCAGCGGGGTGGTGGGCAAGGTCCGCGACCTCGTCGGATCGATCCCGGGCATCGGCAAGATCATCACCGCCGGCAACCCGCTGACCTTCCTCCAGGAGGTTGGCAAGGCCACGGGCGTGATCGAGCCGGACGTGCAGGGGCCGCCCGCGCCGCTGTCCGTGAAGGTGCGTCCGAAGGGGCCGGACCGGTCTGCGGTACTGCCGTCGCTGCGCACGCCGCGCGCGCGAGAGAGCGGAGGATCCGAGAGCCTCGACGCGGTCGAGACCCTGATCAACCAGCTTGAGAAGGCCCGGGACACCGCGAAGGCCGAGCTCGACAACGTCGGCAAGACGAACGTCGAGCGCGAGAAGGCCGTGGCGCTGGCCAAGGCCGAGGCCGCAGCGCGCGAGGAGGTGAAGAAGGGCAACCGCACCGATCAGGCCCTGGACGATGACGAGCGCTCCCGCGTGCTCGCCGCGGCCGAAGCCATGCAGAAGTACAAGGACGCGACCGAGAACGCCCAGCAGGCGCTGCGGCAGACCGCGGATGCGGCCCGGTACTTCGCCGAGACTGCCTCGAACGGGCTTGCCGACGCGATCATCAACGGCAAGTCGTTCGGCTCGGTGCTGGCCGATATCTCGAAGCAGTTGGAGCGCTCGCTGCTCACCGGCCTGCTGACCGGGACCGGCCCGCTCGCCGGGCTGCTCGGCACGGCGCCGCTGGCCAGCGCCGGCAGCAACGCGACGGGCGGCCTCCTCGGCAGCGTGTTCGGTAGCGCGCTGCGCGGTGGTGGCGGCTCGGCCGGCTCGCCGCTTCCCGGCGCGCAGGGACCCAGCCTGCCGTCGGTCGGGATCTTCGACACCATCGCCGGCCTGTTCCGGGCGAACGGCGGGCCGGTCGCGGCCGGCCAGCCGGTGACGGTCGGCGAGATGGGGCGCGAGCTGTTCGTGCCGAACGCCGACGGCAAGGTGATCCCGATCACCGCCGGCGCCATGGGTGGGGCGCAGTCGGTCGATAACAGCCGGAGCTACTCGATCGACGCCCGCGGCGCCCAGGTCGGCGTTGCGGACCAGATCACGGCGGCGCTGGGCACCTACGACCGCAACCTGAATCGGACGCTCGGCGCGCGCACCGCGACGGCGAGCCGGCGCTACGGCCGCGGCTGAGCGATGGCGATCTTCGATGCGGCCGGCGCTGCGGCGCTGCGCGGCGCCACGATCACCGCCGAGATCCTGGCGTTCTTGGATTTCGCGTCGGCGCCACAGCGGATCCACGCCGGCTTCGGGACGCTCCGGGCCGGCGGCTACGACTGGCAAGGCATTGGCGGCCTCGGCTCGATCTCGGACATCGAGAGCGCCGTCGGGGGAATCGCCCCGGTGGTCACCTTCACCCTGGAGGGGGTCGGACCCGAGGTCGCGAACGATGTCGTGAACGCGAAGACGGAGGTGAAGGGCCGCGACTGCGCGGTCTACCTGCAGCTCTACGACCCGTTCCTGAACCCGCTCAGCGGCCTCTACACCCTCTACCGCGGGGTGATGGACCGACTGATCCATACCGCGGCCAGCGCGGATGCCTGGACCGTGCAGCTCACCGCCGAGACCAAGTTCTCTCGGCGCGGCCTGCCACCGTTCGGCAACCTGACCAACGCCGACCAGCAGCGCCGCTACCCCGGCGACAACGGCCTGTTCGACATCGCCGAGATGATCAATCGGAGGCGCCCGTGGAATCCCGAGATCCCGGAGAAGGACACGTGAGCGCCAACCTGATCGCGTTCATGCGCGCCATGGCCCGAGCCTCGTTCGTCTGGGGCTCGTGCGACTGCTCGCTCGTCATGGCGGACTGGTGCCGCGCGCGCCGCGGTGTGGATCCGGCAGCCAGCCTGCGGGGACGCTACAGCACGGCGGCCGGCGCGATGCGCCACGTCATCCGGCTGGGCGGCTTCGAGGCCATGGGCCGCTCGCTCATGGCCGGCTGCGGCTTCTCGGTGACCGCGGCACCCCGCGTCGGCGACGTCGGGCTGGTGACGCATCCCCTCGTCGGACCGGTCTTCGCGATCCGGTGCGCCCTCGGCTGGGCGGTGAAAAGCCCGGAGGGGTTCGCCGTCGACGAATACCCGACCATCGTGGCCTGGTCCGTCTGATGCCTGCTGCCGTCGGTATCGCGATCCTCGGCGAGGTCGGTCTCAGCTCGGTGATCGGCACAACGATCGCCGGCGTCGCCGCCGAGACCCTCGTGGGTTACGCGGCGATCTCGGCCGGCCTGATCGGTGCGCAGTACGCCGCGCAGGCACTCCAGGGGAGCGAAAAGCGCGCCGACGCCCAGATCACGATCCGTCAGGCGGTCGCGCCCCGGCGGCGCGTGTTCGGGCAGGCGAAGGTCGGCGGCGTCATTTTCGCCTTGGATACCCGGCCGTACCAGGACGACAACAAGATCCTCTACCGAGGCGCGGTCCACTGCGTCGGCCCGGTCAACATCCTCCAGTACTTCTTGGGCGACATCAAAACGAGCCTGCCGTCCGGTCCGGGCGGCATTATTCCGGATCCCGTCTACCAGGGGAAGGTCGTCATCGAGGGCCACGTCGGCGCAGCCGACCAGCCCGCATCCGCGTCACTGCTGCAGTTGCCCTACTGGGACGCCAGCATGCAGCTCAACGGGCTGTGCTACTCGGTAGTGGTGGCGACGCCGCTGCGGAAGGGGAGCCAGATCTTCCCCGAGGGCGCCCCGGACGTCCGCCTGCTCGTGGCGGCCGCCTTCAGCTACGACCCGCGGACCGGCGTCTACGCCTATTACGACAACGCCGCGATCGTGCTGCTGGACTACCTGATGCACGAGAGCGGGTACGGCATCCCGTTCGCCGAGTTCAACATGCAGACCTTCGCCGATCTGGCCAATGTCTGCGACGAGGTGATCCCGCTGGTGCTGCCGGATCCGAACGGCTCGACCTCGGAGCCGCGCTATCGCGCATGGGGGAGCTACACCTACGACGAGCAGCGCTCGGACGTGCTGGCCCGGCTGCTCGCGGCCTGCGACGCCGAGCTCTATCAGGACGCCGACGGGCGGATCGCGGTGCGCGGTGGTCGCTGGCAGCCGCCGACCTTCACCATCGACGAGAGCATGATCCTCGGCTGGGAGCAGCTCGAGGAGGGTGATGAGGCCTACAACACCTTCACCCGGATCAAGCACACGTACACGGACCCGTTCCAAGACTACCAGCCGACCGAGGGCGATCCCTGGGACGACCTGGGCGCGCAGGCCGTCCAGGGTGTCATCGAGACCGAGAAGAGCTTCATCGCCGCGCCGTCGCACAGCCAGTCGCGGCGGCTCGCCAAGATCGCCATGGCCAAGGGCAACCCGCGCTTCCGGATCGCCGGACTGCGCCTCTCACCCGCTGGGCTGCCGGCCTACGGCGAGCCGACCGTGGCGCTGAACCTGGCCTCGTTCGGCATCAACACGACGTTCGCGATCATGCGCGGCACGCTGGCGATGTCGGGCAACGCCCTGACCAGCGTGAAGCTCGACCTGATCTCGCTCGACGCCTCGGCCTATGCCTGGGACCCGGGGGAGGAAGGCCAGCGGCCACCGCTGCCCGATACCTACAACTGAGGCCGGCATGGCGGATCCGATCATCTGGCCGAGCCTGCTGGTGCCATCCTCTGAGGACTGGTCGCTGCGAGGCGGGACGTGCTCGGGTGGCCAGACCTTCCTCGGAAACGAGCAGGTCGTGGCATCGCCGACGGCACGGTGGAAGGCCAGCCGCACGATCCCGTGCATGACGCGCGAGACCAGCCTCGCCATGCGCCGCGTCATCGCTCTGGGCCGCAGCGCGGTGTGGAACGTCGGCCCCTGTGAGAACACCCGCGCGCCCTGGAACATCGACCTCGTGGGCGGCAAGATCACATACGGCCGAGCGGCGAAACGCCCGGACGTCTACACCGGGGACCAGCGTCCGGATCTAGACTTCAAGCTGGCCGTCGCCGCTGCCATGAACGCCGTGGAGCTGACGATCCAGCGAAATCGTGGCGGCGTGCTTGAGCACGGCATGCTGCTCTCGATCGGCGGCCGGATGCACACGATCGTGGATCTACCGAACGGTGAGCTTGCGGATCCGGGGAGCCAGGGGCCGCGGCCGGCACGGTGGCCATTGTCATACGCCCCTGGCTGCGAGTGGATGTCGACGCTGGGACGCCCGTCGAGTTCGGCTCCCCCAACGGCCTGATGCGCCTCGCCTCCGACGATACCGGGGCGATGGAGCAGCAGCTCTCTCGGTTCAGCACCGTCGCGCTCGACCTCGTCGAAGCGTTCTGACGCGGCCCTTCAGCATTCGAGGCCAGCATGGTCACTCGCCCTCAGGCGGGCAATACCGCCCAGACGCTCGCCAGCATCGAGTCGCTCTGCGATGCGGCTGACGTGGCGGCCGCTCAGATCGCGGATCTGGAGGGCCGGGTCGGCGCTGCGCAGGCCGCGGTGACGGCGGAAGTCACCGCGCGGCAGCAGGCGGTATCGGCGGAGGCACAGGCTCGCGGCACCGCGGTGTCGGCGGAGGCGCAGGCTCGGCAGCAGGCCCTGACGGGCGAGGCCAATGCCCGGGTGGCCGCGATAGAGCAGGAGCAGCAGGATCGGAGCGCCGCCATCGCCGCGGCGGCCAAGGACCTCGGCCAACGGATCAGCGACCTGCGGGACAGCCTTGGCGAAGCGTTGCGCGCCGAGACGCAGGCCAGGACCAGCGCTGACGCCGCTGAGCAGAAGGGCCGCGTGGAGGCAATCAGCGCGCAGGCGCAGGCCCTCGCCGACGCTGTCGATGGCCTTGAAGCGAAGATCGCCACCAAGGCCAGCCTGGACGATCTGGATGCCGCTGGTGTCACGCAGGCCAAGGCTCTCGCGGACGCGATTGCCGCCGTGCGCGTGGTCACCGATGGGATCTCGGCCACCATCACCGCGCAGCGGCTCGACTTTATCGCCTACCCAGGCCGGCCCGGCGACGCGCCGACGCGCTACACCTTCGTGGCGGCGGCCGCAGCTCTCGCCGGGCCCCGCGCGGCTTTGCCGCTGATCTCGCCCGCGATGCTGGCCGGGACCGAGAACGGAGCGGTGGTGCGCGTGGACGGCGCCGGCATCGTGGCGGGGCGCGCGGCATGTCCGCTGGAGCCGGGCCGGCTCTACCGGTCGAGGTACGTGATCCAGCGCCGCGCCAACCCGGCGGACCCGAGCGGCGACGCGGTCCTGTGCGGGCTCGTCTTCCTCGACCAGTCCCTGCGCGTGCTCGGAGACGTGGTGACGATCCGGGCCTATCCTGCACTGACCACCGCGTTCGGCCGGCAGGAATGCGAGGCGCTGATCGCCCGCACGGCCGGGCTCGGCGAAGCCTTCGTGGCGCCGCCCCGCGCGCGCTTCATGGTGCCGGTCGTCGCGGTCTACGGCCCGGACGCGCTGACCGATGTCGAGGTACTAAACCTTGAGGACGTCACGGGCTCGTTCGTCCTGGCGCCGCCCCCGGACGGGCTCGAGGCTCGGCTCCATGCGCTCGTGGCGAGCCTCGCCGCGCGGGTGCAGGTCCTGGAGAGCGAGGCCGGTACGCCCGGGAAGATAACTTTCGGATCACGGGGCGATGCCGCGTCGGCCACGATTCCCGAGAACGTGCAGGTCGTCGAGCTCCTCGGCTTGCGGTTCGCTGGTGACGGCGCTGGCGGGCTCTTCGTCCGAGTCGGCGGTGATCCCGCGGCTGGGGCCGACACCTTCACCTCGGGCGGCGCGGTGTTCGAGCGGGTGCCGGTCCTGCCGGACCTCGCAGCGGCCGCCATGGATGCTGGGTGGGAGAAGTTCGTCGCAGGACTGCCGACGCAACCGCCGCCAACGCCCGGCTCGCGCTGGAATAGCGGCGGCATCCCGACGGTGTCGCAATGAGCGTCGCTCGAGCCGACTTCCGCATGCCGCGCGGCGGCGTGCCGTTCCTGGCGGTCCGGCTGCATGGCCGGGATCCGCGGACCCAGGAGGTGCGGCGCCTGCCGATCCCGGGCGTGACGATCGAGTGGGCGATCGACTGGCCCGACGAGGAGCCGGAGGTCCGGACGCAGTTCTCGGGCGCGCCGCTGAAGATCGACCCCCGCAGCGGCTTCGTCATGTTCCCGATCGAGCGGGCTCGCGTCGAGGCGCTCCAGGTCGCGGCCCGCCCGGTCGACACCCGTATCCGCCTGCTGATGGCCGATGGGACCCCGGTCCCGTTCCTCACGGGCACGATCTCGCTGGAGTGCTGAGATGGCTGCTGGCCCGCTTCCCGCCCCGGCGTCGGTGGTCTCCATCGCCCCGCGCATCGAGCCGCACGTGGTCGAGGTCGCTGTCTGGTATCCGTTCGGCGCGGCGGATGAGGCGGTGGCGGCCGCTGCTGAGAAGGTCGCGGAACTGCTCGCGGCCCCGGACCTCGGCACGCCACTGGTCGACACCCCCGACGTCGACGACGACAGCCGGCAGGCCGCCAACACCGCCATGGTTCAGGCGGTCGCCCGCGCGGTGATCGCCGAGGCGCAGAACATTGCCGCCGCGGCCGTGCGCGACCTGATCACCAAGCCCGGCGCCCTCCGCGGGCTGCTGCCGACCGAGCCGCCGCCGGATCCCGGGGTGCCCTGGCTGAACAACGGCGTGCTTGCCTTCACCCCCGACGCCTGACGGAGCCAGACCATGAATCCAGCTTGCGCCTCCCTCGGCCTCGTGCCGGGGGACTCTCTCGACGTGCTCATCAACCTCTACAGCGGCACGGACGGCAACAAGTTGCCGCTCCAGATCGTGCCGGGCGAGGTGTTCGTGCTCACCGTCGGGCGCATCGTCGCCTCGACCGCCGCGGCCGGGAAGGGCCGGCTGCAGGTGCTGGCCAACGATGATCGCACCACCTTCTCGCGCCAGTTCTCGCCCGAGGAAACCGCCCGCTTCCGCGCCGCGGGCGGCGATTGCGGCTCGCCGCTGGAGTGGTCCTTCGTGCGGATCCCGGCCCCGGGAATCCGGCGGACCTATGCGCGTGGCCCGATCGCCCTGTCGTCGCCGAACTGCGCCGGCCCGGCCATCCGCACCCTCGACCTGACCGTCACGGACGGCGGGGTCGTCATCGAGATGGGCGGCGTGCCCGACGTGGCCTCCTACACGGACGCCCGCGAGGCCGCCATCCGGCAGGACTTCGACCTGCAGAACCACCAGGCGGAGACCCTCGCCGCCGCTTTCGCGCTCCTGCTCTGAAGGTGAACCATGCGCAATCCGGCAGCCGTCTCCTACTCCTTCAACCACACGAACCGGACCGTCGACTTCTCGGCTGAGCCGGGGTTCGACATCCGGATCCTGAAGGGGATCTTCCACCTCCCGAGCGGGACGTTCCTCTACTTCCCGGGCCTGCCGATGCTGGGCTATGATGCGCTCAACGGCGCGGTCCTGACGCTGAAGGCGAACACCTCCGGCCTCAACGACAACGACCCGCTGCTCTGCATCCTTGATGACGGGCTCAACGGCGGCGCATCGGCGGCCAAGCAGGAAGACCAGAAGGCGATCCTCCAGAGCATCCTGGGCGTGCTGAGCAACCAGCGCGCCGAGACGCTCTGGACCGACAACACGGGCAAGTTCTACGTCCGCCTGGACAACGGCGCGGGTTCGATCTCCTGGACTACGATCTCCGGCGCGCCGAGCAGCCCGCCCGGCGCCGGTGCGCGGCCGGAGACGGACAGCGGCACGGTCGTGTCGCAGTCCACCTATCGCGCCACCGCGGCCGGGACCGGCTTCAGCATCGGCGACGTGCTCAGTCACCTCGCGGTGACCGATAACGCCGCCGGCGCCCTGGTGTCGAGCTTCTGGCTCAACGTCACCACCGGCGCGCGGATCGACCCGCCGGCCTCGGCCTCGATCACGCCGCTGGCGCCGCTGCCGGATGGGGCGGCCACGGCCGACAACCAGGCCGCGGCCAACCTCTTTGTGGGCGAGCTCGTGACGGCGGCCGGCGCGCCGACGGATGGAGATCCCGGCGCGGACACGTCGCCGGGATCGATCATCGCGAAGCTGACCCGCCTGCTGATGTCGACCACCGGCCTCGGCGGCCTGCTGACCGACATCAAGGCGCGCCTGCCGTCCTCCCTCTCGAGCGGTCGGCTCGCGGTCGACGGCTCCGGGGTGACCCAGCCGGTGGCCGGTGTTGGCGCGATCGGAGCCGCCCCGGCGACGCCGCCGCTGCACATCGCGGCGCTGGATTCACTCGGGCGTAAGCGGGCGCTCAAGGTCAGCGACGACGGCGCGCTCGTGATCGCCACGCCCGTTCCGGGCAGCGTGGTCACCGGGCAGATCGTGATCGTGACCACCGGCACGCCCGTGCAGCTCCCGACCTTCCCGCTGCGCAATGGCGTGGTGGTGAAGGCGTCGGTCGGCAACGCGCAGCCCGACGCGACGGCGAAGACCAGCGCCATGGTCGGCCCGCAGAACGTGACCATGCAGTACGACGGGCACGGGAACGGCTACCCCCTTTCGCCGGGCGAAGCCGCCTCCTTCGCCTGTGCCGACGCCAGCAACGTCTGGGTCAACGGCACGGCCGGCGACGTCTTCTCCTTCGAAGGGAACTGACCATGCCGGCCCCCGCTATTCCCCCCGCCTCGATGAGCCAGGGACTGCTTGTCGCCCTGCTCCTCGCTCAGTCCGGCGCTGTCCTGAAGGCCGTCAAGGCGGCCCTCCCGAAGACGCCCGACGGTCTGAACCCCGGCGACCCGTGGGACAACGGCGATACGATCGCCTTCGTCGCGCAGCCCACCACCTGACCGCAGCCAACCGCACAAGGAATCCACGCATGTTCAGACGCCTGATTGGCGCGGTCCTGGCCGCGCTGCTCTCCACCCATGCCTTCGCCTTCGATCCCGCAGCGTCGAAGCGCTACCCGTCGCCGGACATGTACCGGCCGAACGTGGACAGCCTCGTCCTGCGAGGTGGCAGCGCCACGGGCGGCGCGGCGGGAGACCTGACCTCTCTCCTCACGAACAGCCTGAACATCAGCTTCAACACCGTGGCGGCGTTCCGCGCGGCCACGGTGCCCTCGTTCATCTCCGTGGTCCACGTGAGGGGCTACTACGGGCCCGGAACGCCCGGCGGCGGTGTGTTCGTGCGGGATGCGTCCGACACCACCAGCGTCGATGATGGCGGCTCGGTGGTGGTGCTCTCCGACAACTCGCGCTGGAAGCGGGTTTTCGACATGGGCCCCATTCCGCTGGCTGCGTTCGGGCTGGCCCCGACGAACGGCGACAACTGCCCCAACCTGCGCTCGGCGATCGCCTACGCCAAGGGGAGCTTGTTGACCTCCGTGGCGGGAGTCTTCCAGTTCAACTGCGGGTACGACGGCACGATCCCAGTCAACATTATGGGTTCGGGCAACGGTTCTGGGCCGGGTGGCGCTGAGCAGTACACCACACAAGCCACGATTTTCTTGCTAAACTGGGCCAATCCGACGCTGTTCAAAGTTACATCGACACGTCCTTCGATCTTCCGGAATATCCAGATCGGGGTCAATCCGGGTTTCCGTCCGGCCGCTGCCGGCGCCGGAATTGCTCTTCACGCTCCTCGTATTACTGGCACGGAGACGCAAGCTAACTCAATCATTGAAGGTGTAGCTTTCAACAATCTATATCAGGGTATATACTTATTCTCGCCTTCTTGGGACAAGATCACCGGGAACTACTTTGGTGAATGGACCGACTCGGCCATTATGTCTGAGACCGATGCTTCCGTCGAAGGAAGCGCCGGCTTCATAGAGCGAAATTACATTTTCGGCAGACCTGATGGGTCTCAACGCGCGGGAGTGTACCTCCGCAACGGCTACGCGATCGTCGCCCATAACGAGATCCTCGGCGCCCAGTATGGCGTGCTCGCCGACATCGCGAACTACCCGGCCGGGTTTATACAGATCCACAACAATACGATCGAGGAAAACTATTACAGCGGTGTCAGCTTGAAAAAGACTGGCGCGAGTGCGACGGTCGCATCATCAATGGTGTCAATTCACCATAATGAGTTCTCTTCAATCATCACTGGACCAACGTACGTGGGCTCGGTGTATATTGATGAGAACGGCGGCGTCCCGTGGATTGATGACGTCCGAGTGAGTTACAACACGACCCGTCACCAGCTACCCGCGGGCGGCCGCCATTTCTTTATCAACGGTGGCCGGACGATGCAGTTCATCGGCAACATCAGTGAGGAGCTGAGCAACAACGCCGTCATCGGCTTGCAGATGACGGGCGTCGGGAGCAACGGCGCTCTCGTCGGTCCGATTCTGGTGGCGGACAATCTCTTCCGGAAGATAAGCACCCGCTATGTGCTGGCGAGTTCTGGCGTGGTGACTGTGCGCGATCAGATCCCCGACACGGTGGCCAACATCAACGCATGGGGTCCCGCCGCGAATGGTTCCACCGCCTACGCGTCGGACGGTCATTCGCAAGATGCCAACGCGCTTAACCTGACGATGGTCGGTGGCGGCGCCGGTGCCGGTTACCAAAGTCCGAGGCACGTGGCTGACCAACATGGCGCTGCAATAAAACTCGAACGACAGCAGTAGATATCTGCAGAGTTTGCAAAAACACTGATCGGCGGTTCTATCAGAGGCTGCCGATCAGGCTGCGCGCTACTCTGCGGGCGCTGATTTCTAGCACTTCCCGACATCGTGAGGATCATCATGGCATCGGCCGCTTCGATCGCGGACGCTTTCGCGCGACTGCGCGCCGCCGGCTTCGCCGGTCGCGCGATCGAGCTTGCGGACCTCGACCTACCACGGGTCGGCTACACCATCGGCGTCGGTGAGGACGAGATCCACGCCGTGATCGACGTCGAGGCGGCCGGGAGCGGCTTCGACAAGCTGAAGCGGCCGAAGATGCTGTTCGAGCCGCATCGCTTCTACGCCAACCTGTCGGGCGAGAAGCGCACGCGCGCCGTCTCACTTGGGCTCGCCTACCCGAACTGGAAGCGGGATTATCCCGCCGACAGCTACCCGCGCCTGTTCCAGGCAATGGCGATCGACGAGACCGCGGCGCTAAAATCGGCCTCGTGGGGGCTCGGCCAGATCTTGGGCGAGAACCACGTTGCCGCCGGCTACGACAGCCCCCAGCACATGGTCGTGGCGTTCGTCGAGAGCGGTGAGGGTGAACACCTCGGCGCGATGGTTCGGTTTATCGTCGAGAACCACCTGGACGATGAGATCCGAGCCCATAACTGGGTAGCCTTCGCCCGCGGCTATAATGGCCCGAAGTACGCCGAGAACGGCTATCACACTAAGCTGGCCGCGGCCTACGCGAAGTGGGCCAAGATCCCGGATACCCCATGGTCCCCGGCGCAGGATGCGGTCAGCAAGGCCGTGCCGGTCCCGCCTGTCGAGGTTTCACCTCTGCCGGCGCCCACGCCGCCGCTTGTGGCGCCCGCGCCGAGCAGCAGTGGCTCACCGACGCTCCCCGTTCCCGCCCCCCAGCCCGAACCAGTGGTGCTTGGATTCTGGGGCACCATCGCTGCGCGGCTGCGCGCCGCCTATCCCCGAAAGGACGTTTGATCATGGCCAGCGGAATCGGCGGAGCGATCGGCTCCATGATCGGCGGCGTCATCACGGGCGGCGTGGGACCGGCTCTCGGCGCGGCTCTGCCCTCGATCGCGGACACGGCGAAGATCCTAGTCGACCGCCTCGTCCCGGATCCGAACGCCAAGGCCGAAGCCCAGGCGGAGGTCGAGCAGGCGCTTGCCGCGCGCGAGGTGGCCATCGTCAATGCGACGATGGAGATCGCCAAAGCGCAGACGCAGGTGAACCTCGTTGAGGCGCAGGGAAACGACCGCTTCTCGGCTCGGTGGCGGCCGTCCGTGGGTTGGATCTGCGCAGCGGGCTTCGGCTACCAGTTCGTTCTGGCGCCGATCCTGACGTGGGCGACCAACCTCGCGGGCGTGATGATCGGCGCACAGATCCCGCCTGCACCAACGCTCTCGATCAACGATCTGATGGTGGTGCTAACCGGCATCCTCGGTCTCGGGGCGCTCAGGACCACGGAGCGCGTCCAGGGCGTGCCTGGCGCGCTGCCAGGACCGCAGCCGGTCAAGAGGTAAGCCCGTGCCTCACAACAGAAGGCCGCTGATCCCGGCGCATCCAGCCGGGCCGTACAGCACCTACCGCCTGTTCGAGTGGTGCATGGCGACGATGATGATCCTCATCGCCGTTACACTCGTGATGCCTGGCGACACGATGGAGCGGTCGGCACTGAAACCGATCGCTGACATGGGCTTCACCGAGGAGAACATGGCCCTGTTTTTCGGCGCAGTAGGCGTCTTGCGCGCTATGGCGCTCTACCTGAACGGGCACATCAACAACATCGTGGTCGGCCCGAAAGGAGCCTACATCCGCGCGGCTTGTGCGGCTGGCGGCTGCTTCATCATGGGGCAGCTAACCGGCGCGCTGATCTTCGAGGCGTTCAAGGGACCAGAGGCGCCGAGCTTCGTCATACCCGTGTTCGGGACGCTAGCCGGCTTCGAGGCGCTTTCGGTCTATATCGCCGCGCTCGACGGTGTGGCTCGCAAGAGCCGCATCGGCAAAGCCCTAGACCAGCTTGAGAAGGTGGTTGGCTGATGGATGCGTTCCTGACGTTCCTGGCCAACATCGTCGCGACCCAGCAGTTCTTCCAGGTCTTCGTCGGTGGCTGCACCATGTGGCTGATCGGCTGGATGGTCACGCGTGGTCGCAATGACAAGGAGAGTCTGCCGGCCCCCGCTGCTGGCACGATCGCCGACGTTCCGCCGATCCCTTTCTCGCAGGGCCCGCGCGAGCTGATCGACATCATCCGGGAGCAGCGGGACATGGATCGCCGCCGCACCGAGGACAGCACCCACATCCGTGAGTGCGTGCGGATCATCAAGGAGGAGACGAAGAGGCAGACCGAGCTACTTCAGGAGATCGCCGAAGATCAGCGCCTGGAGCACCGCCTCAACGCGGAGCGACAGCACCGTCACTGATGCTCTGGACCCATCCCGGCGAGACCATGATGTGGGTCGGCGTCGGCCTCATCATCGGCCTGTTCGTCGGCGGCTGGGTCGCGGACCGATCGCGGCCGCCACCTGGCTGATCAGAACCACCATGCTGCCCCGCGCATAGACGGGACCTCGACATTCCCCAAGCGAGATCACCTTAAACCGCTCGGCTCCGGCCGGGGCGGTTATTTCGTGCCGGTGATCCACGGCTTGCGACGGTCCAGCATTCCTCTCAGGGCCCACTCAGCCCCGCGCGGCGGTGCCGGCGGGGCTTTTTCATTAACTGCGGACATGCATCCTGCCACCGAATTCGGCCCAACTGACCCCTCATAATTCGGATCTCGAGGAGCCCGCCCGGACCGCCGGTGCGGGCTTTTTCGTTTTCCCTACTAGAACCAGATCACGCGGCCGGACACCGCGTAGATAACGACCCAGAGGCCGATCGCCAGGATGGTCGCCTAAACGACTAGAGCTAGAGGTGGCTTCTTGCGAGCTCAATTGGGGTGGGTGAAAGCGATTTGATCCATAAGCGGTGTGGCGGCAGCGACATGGCCTGTCGACCAAAATCTGCCAGCTCTGTTCGCATCAAACGAAATATAGGTGTAACGCGGCTCGTAGCTGATTGCTCACCGAACCACTCTCCGCGATCTGCCAGCGTGTGCCTTCTCGCGCATAGAACGCGAGGCATAAAGAACCGCATATGTGTTTCGCCTAGCTGGAATGTCTCAAGCACTGCAAATCGGACAACAATCCACTCGATATCTTGGAAAAAACCGGATGTCCTGTCTTCAGGATTAAGGCAGATTTATCTTCAAGCAGCCCATGTTTGAATATGTATTGCAAGTCACGCAACGTGTCGGCGCCATAATTATCCTCGGCGCGTCTGATGAAGACGGACGCATCATTCATATCGGTCTCAACTTCTCTATGAACTGCTCGACTGAGAAGCCGGTGAACATCATTGATGATCGGGCGGCTATCATGCGTCAATCCTATGAAATTTCTCGCCTTCTGCACCCGCTGATCGATGGCTGCATCCAATTGTGACGCACTAGCCGTAATATAGCCGCACGCTTCCGACAAGTCGGAATATGGGATGAGCCACCCCGTATCAAGCTCTGGATGATCCAGTAAAAATTTATGTACAAAGAAGCTCGGCGCGAGTGTAATTAAGCCTTCCGAAAGGCCCCGCAAAGCTTGATTATTGAAGACCTCGCAAAGGCTCTCATCGATACGAAGCGGGATGAGGACATATCGCGATGCTGCAAATAGCGGGCTCATCGCCTCACATTCACCGGTCGCGTAATATTCGTTCGCAGGTGCAAAGCCCACGCCACCGGCTATAACCAATGAAACTCCAGACTTGCTGAGGGCCTCGCGAAGATTAACATCTAAATCCTGAACTCGGATTTTGAATGCAGACCAAATCTCGCCGGCAGGAACGACAGCATCGAAACTATCGATCTTTTGCAGGCGCAAAATCTGATCGGTTGAATTGGTAAGCCATCCTCTGTGCAGATCAGCCCAGTCATGTTTGCAGATTGCCGCCGAGACGCATTCATCCAGATCTTGAATTCCCGCAATCTCAAATGTCGATACTGGACAAGGGATGCGCAGGTGGGTGTAGGTGGAACCCAGCTTTAGAAATTCTGGCTGATAGATATGCCGCGCGACTTGATGTGGCACGTCACGCATCGTCATTTTGAGTGTCGAATAATTCCGTTGGCCTAACAGGGAAAAGCCTAACCGATCTACGACTTCCTCGCGGCCGCCGGAAATAGCATCTTTAGTGATGGAGCGGGCAGGCCACCGGCCATTGAACCCAAAAATTATAATTTCTTCTGCAATCGAAGCTATGCTCCACGACCAGACGCCAGAAACCTCGTCTGCGTTCTCCGATAAATTTCCATTACGGGTTATGGACGATATAGATTCCAGAAAATTAGAAGCTAAACTAAAATCATCATTCTCGCGGACGGCGCCATCTAACGATCCGCCGTTCAAATATCTATTGAACTGTGCGACGGTAAGTCGTCTGCCGCCCAAATGCGCCCAAGCCTTCCAGGGCGACCCATATCGTGCAATAAGCCGCACTGCACGCGGGACAGCCATAGACGAAAGTTGATCAGGCTTTGCATCTTCCCCGGAAAGCAGGTCGCTCGGACGGCTTCCCGCATTGCCGACGGATTGGAGTAATTTGTTATAATATTCGGCTGTTTGTTCCCACGTAAATCGTTCCGTCCACTTGCGGCCTCTGTCAATCAGCTCGGTCTTTTTGTCCGAGGAAACTGACAGCGCGGACAAGATAGTGCTGCTTATGTCGTCGATATCATAAGGATCGCAATAACTGACGACATCTCCGCCAACTTCGACGTGCGAAGATGTATTGCTGGCCACGACGGGGATCCCGTATGCCAAAGCTTCAAGTATCGGCATCCCGAACCCCTCCCAAAGCGAGGGAAAAACCAATAGATCAGTCTTGGAAAGGTGTTCTTGGATAGCCGCGTCATCTATAAAACCTGTAAACTCAATATCCGCAAACTTTTGCGCATGTTCCAGGGAGTATTTAAACGTACTACCGAATATATCTGCAGAGCCCGAATTGTCTCCAATGATTAAGAATCGGAGACGGTCATTGATCGCCATCGCAATTCTTGGGATGGACCTCATTACGGCAACGTGATTTTTTCGGATCTCGACGGTTCCGATCATAGTGATCGTCCGCCTCATATCTTTTCGAGCGGTCGGGGCGATGCGGTTTCGTGACTCTGTCAATTTCCCAAAAGCATTGCTGATCACAATCGATTTTTCGGAGGCGCAAGGGAACACGGCAAGTAAATCATTTTCCGTCGCCTTAGAAACATTTACAATATACGTCGCCCGATCGATCATATTGCCGAGGCTCTTGAAGTAACGATTTTTGTTTTCGTATTCAACATTTTCCTCAATTCTGAACGGGATCAAATCGTGTACAACGCCAACAACACGCAGGCCCAGTGTCGCCAGTGGCCAATCCCATATGCTTTCGAAACATTCGAAAGATAAAATGGCGGCAATAGAAGGCGCAGGTAGTATAATTGGCTTGCAGGCGGACAACCGGGCCGCCCGCTCGTGATCAGATATTTGGTAAGGAACAGCGTGAAGGTACGAGATAAGGGGCACACAATGAACGGATACAAGGCCATATTCGAAGCTTATCTTTGTTATGGCTAAATAGGCGGTATCATTGGTGTCAACTAGATTCTCTGCGACCTCGCGAGCTACGCGTTGAACGCCGCGTGGTCGGCCCGCGGAAAGATTTTGCGCCCAGACACCGATAATTTTTCTGCCACCGATAAAATTCACAGGCTGACTCCAGCATTTCTAATCATCCGTAGGAACGCATCCGCAGAGTTCTGCGAGATCCAGATACTACGGGCAGTCTCTGCCTCATCGGCGTATCGATCGTATTCGGAACAAAGTTTAAACGTTTCGTCAGTCAAACTCAAGTAATCAGCGGCAATACATTCTCGTCCGCCGCCCAGTTCTTTCTGCCGTTTGGCCATCCAGGTGCCGCGGCTTACGATTGTAGGGATCCCATACCCAAGAGCTTCAGCATATATGCCAGAAGTCTGGGCGTAGTAATTGGAGAGAGAGTATGGGATTAGAATCACGTCGAGCGATTGTACGAATTTGGCATAATCGCTGGGACTAAGGACCTCGTAGAATAGATCGACGTTAGGCAGTGTTTCGAGATTGGCGACTGCGCTTCTATAGAAGTCCTGATCCGGGTTTGCGCAAAATGCGTGGATCTGAAATTTTACTTCGGATTTGAGTTCGGATTTCAGAAACGAAGTGGCCAAGTAGGGGAGAAGATGAAATCCCTTGTGTAGGCGCGCCTCTCCGACGTAGCCGACACTTATTGCGCCACTACCCCGTCGAGATGCTCTTTGGGTCGTATCCGATATGTGCGGAATTGGCGCTAGTTCTATTGGCAAATTAGTCAGCTCTTTATACTCATCGATGAGTATGTCGGCGTCAGCCGACAGATGAATTAAATTCCTTACTGAGGAATCCTCGATCGCTCGGAAGGCATCGGAGAAATATGGGACGGCGTAATCAAATCTGCCGGCATCCGGTGTTGGTGTGAAATGAAGTACAATAAAAATCTTTGGACGGTTTTCGACGGGGAGTTCTTCCAACCAAATGGGCACCGCACGTAAGGCCCAGTGGCGCAGAGTGTTAAATATTATCACGTCCTCAGATGTAAGCGAGAATTGACGATGAAGGTTATGCAAATCTATTTTCATCAACCGTTCGTGATTCTCACGGGTAAGTTCAGCATCGTCGGATATAGTTCTTTGCGACGATTGAAATCTCTCATCGCACCAAAGTGTAAACAATGGAACAGCGCCTGTTTGTTTTGCAAAGGTGTCGTCCATTGATTTATGGCCAACCAGATGAGTTTGAAGCCCAAAATTATTGAGTTGTCTTTCTATTGGCAGAAAATACTCATAGCAGTGACCGGAATAACTCTTTAGGGATTGGTCCAAAAGGAAAAATCTGCTCTTTCTCTGAGTGCGGAATTCTGTCGACTGTGTGCTACCATTTTTTCCTCGTGACCGAATTGCTTTGGTTATCCGGGCTCCAATATATTCAATTCTGGACCGCATTTGATTTTACCATCTTTGCTGCTTGAGTATCTTCGTTCCTGTTTGAGATATCTATTTGAGCTTCTTGCTGTAAAAGCCTTTTTTGTTGCACATTTTGCTATTTTGTCGGCTATTACAGAGTACTAAATCCATGTTTGAATAATCATTGTGGCTGGTCAGGCATGTCACGGTCGTCGTTTTGCGGAATAGATACTAACTAGTTGCCCAAATGAACCATTTTCTCGAATTCTAGGGTGCTGCACCGGACACATAGCTCCATTTCGGCGACGTGGATGACGACCTGCATTTCGCGAGTTGGTATCAATTTGTCAATCTTTACGTCGGTGTCGCCCGACGGGTCATTGCATGCGAATCCCGTGCAACAACAAACATTTAGCTGCGATTCCGTACCAGAACGCGGCTCTTAGCGATGATGCGATCACCTCGCGGCGAGCGACTCCGGACCATCCGAAAGGCGGGACCGGATGAAAGCCAGAGTGGATCCATTAAGGGGCGAACTGGCGCGGCTCTGGGAGAAGGCCGATTGGGCCCGGCTTCGTTCGCTCTCCCGAGATTCCGTCAAAAACACTCTCAGTCCTTCGATCGCGGCAGCCGCCGCGGTGCCGCTCACGCCCGACCCGGTCTGTGCCATTCTCACGGCCGCGCATCTCGTCTTGGCGGGGCTCGAATGCAGTGAGGGCATTAGGGCGCTGCAACCGCGCTGGGCGATGGAAGACGGCTTCGTCGCCTTCGGCGCCGCCGTCGCGGCTCGCGCGTGGGATTGGAGATCGGCCAGCGACGCCGCCGCCGTATTTCTCCTGCGTAGGTATGGCCAGGCGTTGCTGCGCAGCGCGCCCACCGTGTTGGGCCGCCTCATGATCCAATCCAATTTTGCCGCGCTGCTGCCGATCCGCACTCGACGCTCCGATGAGAGCCGGGCGATGCAGCGGTTCATCACCCCCCCTTCCGTTGGCGCTTGCCGCTCTGGCGGCCGCAGCCGACCCGAACTGGCCATTTATCGAGATCAGGAGCACGGGCGCCAATCCGCTCACCCACCAACAAGCGGGCGCATTCGCGTCACGCCACTTGCTCGTCGGCATGACGCTCTATCTGTCCCTAAGCGAGACGATCAACACCAACGGCAGCGCGGCCGGATCAGTCAACATCGGCATTCCGCTAGAGCTGGCCCTAAGCAACGAGTCGCATCTCCGCGCATGGGAGGCGAAAGGCACCAAGGGGCTGCTCTACGTGGCCGGTCCCGGACAGACCAACCTTTCGGCCTACTTAGAGAATCCCGTCAGCCATCCAGGCGCAGATGGCGCGCGTCCCGACCTAAGCGTCGTGGTCGAAGTCCCGTAAGCCCCCATCCATGATCGGAAAGAAAGCTATGCGCTTCCTCACGTGCCTGCTGGCGCTAGCCGCCGTGCTCCTGCCGATGCGGGCCCTCGCCTTCGATGCTGCGAGGGCGCCAGGGTATGGCTCGCCGGATATGTACCGGCCGAACGTCGACCGGCTGATCGTTCACAGCCCGGGGTCGACCGGCCCCGTGGACGACATGAACGTGACGCTGCCGGATTCAGGCGCGATCGCGCGCAGCCTGCGAAACAGGTGGCTCGATGAGGTCGACGTCACCGACTTCGGGGCCAAGTGCGACGGTGGGTCCGATGACACGGCAGCGATCAACAAGGGCATCTCAGCGCTCAAGCACCGCGTACGCGGCGGCATCCTGAACTTCCCGCCACGCGCCTGCATCGTGTCGGGCCTGCTCGAAGTACAGGCGAGCAACGTCGAGTTCGCGGGCAAGGGCCGCTTGGCGACCGCGATCATCGCCAACTTCCCCGCTGGCGACGTCGTTCGGTTTGGATCGAATGCGCCAGGGACCCAGTATTCGAACTTCACCATCCGCGACATGACTCTGGCGGCCTCGGTGCCGCGGACGTCGGGCGCGTGGATCAACGACTATAACGGCGTCAACCTGCTGGTTCGGAACGTAAAACTTCAAGGAGGGGTAGATGGTATTCTCGTCGACAATAAGTCTGGCAGCCTCGGGCAGACGGCAGCTCGCATCGAGAATGTCATCGCCGAAAATATGACCGGGGAGTGTTATTCCTTCGGTAAATATTCTACCTCCCCAGCCTTATTCGCCAATGAGATATACGTTCTGAATAGTGTTGCCGCGCACTGCGGGACTGGTTTGGCGATTTACAGCCTTTCCGGAGGGTACATTGAAGGGCTGTCGATCTACAAATCGACCAACAACGGTATCGTCGTCCAGCCGACGAGTGCCCACCTCGGCGTTCAGGGCGTATGGTTCAATAAGACGCTGGCTGACAGCAGCGCGGCCAACGGCTGGTACGTCGGCGGCACGGGCAAGATCGCCGAGGTCAAGATCACTGCCTCCCAGGCTAGCTCCAGCGGGGCGCACGGCCTGACGATTGAGCCGGGGACCAAACTCGATAGCCTTCTGCTGACCGACTTCCAGTCGACTTTCAACGGCCACCATGGCGCTCGCATCGGAGGCGGCACCAACGTCACCGTGCGCGGCGGCGAGTTCTATTACAATGGCAATGGCGCTGGGGGCGTGGGTGTCGCCGTCGAAAACAACGTGAAGGGCTTCAGCATCACCGGCATTAACAGCGGCCTCGGCGGCTGGGCGAAGCTCAACATCACCGACCTGATCAAACAGGGCAAGCCTATGAAGCAGACTCACTGCGTGTACTTGGCCGGTCCGGCCAACAATAATTATATTGTTCGCGACAATATGTGCATGGGCAACACGTCTGGCGGCTCGCAAATCTTCGACGGCGGCATGGGGACAAACAAGAGCGTCGGCGGAAACATCGCCTACTGAACATGGTCTGGCGCGCTGAACCCGGCGCACCGCCATATGCTCTATTTGACATCGTGAGGATCACCCTGGCATTGGCCGCTTCCATCGCGGACGCCTTCGCGCGTCTGCGCGCTGCCAGCTTTGTCGGCCGGGCAACTAGAGCCGTTCCCGCGCTGGTTGAGACGAGTTGGCGGTTAGCGCGTTGGTGGGTGAAGGAGCTTGCTCATACCTTGATCCCTGTCTGCGGACCCGCGCGAGCGTGTTGGGGCCGCCGTGGTGGCAGGCGCCTCCTGCCATCGCGCCGCAACCCGCTTCGGGGTCAGCGTGTCGAGCGCCAGCCGCTGGTCGCAGCGCTCCCGCCACGAGGGCCAACTCGTCTCCAAGCCGATGGGCGGTGATCGCACTTCGAAGCGCATGCCGTCCTGATCCCGAGGATTTTCGAGCAGGAGCCGCGTCTTTTCCTACGCGAAGTGCGCGACCGGCTGGCGGAGCAGGGCGTGCAGACCAGCACGGGCGGCCTGTCGCGCATCTTTGCCCGCCACGGGATCAGCTAGAAAAAGGCGCGACGTACGCAGCTGAGCAGGAGCGTGCAGACGTAAGGGCTGCTCGCGAGGCGTGGTTCGAGGCACAGCCCGAGCTCGACCAGGATCGGCTGGTGTTCCTGGATGAGACGTCGGCTGCCACCAACATGGCGCGCCGCTATGGCTGGGCTCCGCGCGGTGAGCGCTGCCGGCTTGCAGCCCCGTGGCGTTGGGAATGGCTCCTCAGCCTCACGCAGGAGCGCGGGGTTCAACTCAGGACGGTGTTCCTCGACGACACGAACATACGCGCACATCAGAAGGTGGCCGGTGCCGCCAAAAGGGGGATCTAAGGCCGAGCGAGACGCTCGTGAAGCTGTTGGCCGCTTGCGTGGTGGGTATGGCACCAAGGCTTGCGTGATCGCCGACGGGCAAGGCCGCGCCATGCTGACCAACTGTCAGGCGTGCCCAGGTGGGTGGTCGGAGACCGCGGCTACACCAATTACGCCTTTCGCGCTCATCTGCCAAATGGGTGCACACCCCGCGATCCCACCCCAGCGCCACGAGCCCCCCGTCGCCGGTCCGGACTGGATCTACAAGAACCGCAATCAGGTCGACCGCATCTGGGCCAGGCTTAAGGAATGGCATGCCATCGCAACCGGCTAAGAGAAAACCGACGCCACCTTCATAGGTGTCCTCTCCCTCGCCGCAGCCCTCGACTGGCTCGAGCGATGACATACCATAGGCGGCAACCACCGCAATCGGGCGCGTCCCTAAGACAGACGCGCCCTGATGCTTCCAAAATTACTAGTCTGCAACCTTGTGAAACCAGATAGATCGCCCAAGATATTTTTCCGCGTGACATCTTCCGATGTATTGAAGCGGCAGTATTGGTTCCCATTTCTGCGAATGAAGAACGAGCATGGCGACCATGTATTGTTCGTTATAGTAATGGGCCGAATATCCGCGATCATACTCGAACGGCAACTGTATGTCATGGATGTGCAAATAAACCCCCTTATTGAGCCGGGGTATGATGTTCATCATAAGATGCGTTGTATCGGTCCCGTTGAATACAATGTGGCTTCCATCCCAGAAAAGGATATCGCCGCCTTCCAATTGATCGAAAGTCTCCACTGGAACATCAAACACCGACTGGTAGATTACTTTGTCGGATACTTTGCTGATCTCATCGCGGGGGTAGGGATCTATCGAAGTAATATGTGTCTTTAAGCCGTGATCCGAAATCGAGCGCCGCATGAATTTCGATGAGTGCCCGCTGCCGACTTCGATCACTTTTTGCGGCTTAAGATACGCCAGCATGGCATATAGCATCCTGGCGTCATAAGCCTCGAACATATGATTGTTCCAATAAGGATCAATCTCGTTCCGGCGCTCGTCTGAAATGTTATTTATCTTTCCATCATCACAATATGGTTTAAGCGCATCAAGCAACGCGCCGATGCTACCCATTTTGCTATCGAAGACCTTTTTCACTTCTTGATAGAGGTAATCTGACGGATTGGGGCGAAAAACGCCTTCGTGATCAACCTTTACTTCTGCGAAGAAAGAGCCATCGACTCTGGGGATTTCCAGCGGATCGTATTGTGTGAGCTTCCGGGCGTACTCAGCATCACTCAGGCGCTTTTCTGACATTTTAAGCTCTTCTTATCTGGTTGCGTCAGCCAAGGGCATTTACAGCGACTGGCGCTAACGGAAGCTTGTGCGAGCTATGACCGTACCCCAGCTCAAACTGGCGCTTGCCCTCATTTGTAACCGTTAAGCCGCGTTTGCGCGTTCGAGCGGGTTCAGGATGCCCCGGACCGATGCGACAGCCTGAAATAATTCAGATCGAGCGATTTGGGTAGGCGGACCCCGCACGTCCGGGACTGGCTGGACCGGGAGCTCCGAATGTGTCCGGAACCGCCGCCCCTCCCGTGTGTCTGCCCAGCATCCCTAAGCAATCACCTTCAGCCCCGCCGGCACTGCCGCGTGGGGCTTTCTTGTCTTAAATCATTTTTTTTGTTTAGATCACGGCGCGCCCGAGCTCATACCCATCGCCCGCTCGCCGGATGAAGATGGCGCGAGACCGTGAAGCGTCGTGAAGCGCATCAAATTCAAACCTGAAACCATACCTGCCGTTGCCGATGCTTTTCTCGCGGAGATCTTCTCTAAGCTGATCTGCATTTATGCGGCCAATGATAACATCATCAACGAATATATGGATCTCTGCTGGTGTTTCAGACGGGTTGAGGGGCAGCGCCCAGCCGCGGACATATGTCTCCGTGATTTCGTCAACGTAGCCCTGCAGTGCTTCGCTCATCGACTTCGAGCTAGGTCCAGTCAGCAGCTTCATTGGCCCCGCGGCGCAATTTGGTCGTGGGGCTGGGGCCGCGGGATCCTTGAGGTAGCCCACTCGCCCTTCGGAAAAGCCGGCGTTCAGGAAGTGGAGCAGCGGGTTGTAGCCCATGGCCGCGACATCGGGGTTCGAGTCGAGATAGCCTACTGTGCTGAATCCAGCGCTCGGATCCCGGCCCTCCTTCCAACCGGCGAGGAGATAGTGGCGCAACGGGTCCAAGCCGGCCGCGCGCACGTCCGGATACCAAAAGAGGTAGTAGATCGGATCGAACCCGGGGAGCGGCGCTTGGACGAGCGGCGAGCGCTTATCGAAGAGTTTGGGCAGGCGCAGCTTCATAGGAGATCCGAGGCGACGAGAAGAGCGCTCGATCCATCATCCCGGGCCGCGCCGCAAGTCCGGATGGATCGATCTCAGTTCGGGACGCTCGCCCGCCCTGCGCCGGCATGGTATGGTAACCGGTGCCGGCCATTCTATCCCCGATCCAGGTTGCGTATCGGCTCACTCACTGGTGAAAATCAGGCGCTCCCTCGCACCGTGAGCAGATCGAGGCGAGCCCGAGCCGGCTGGTAGCGGACCGGCAACCCTTTGGCCGTATCCCACCGGCCATGTCCAACATCCCGTCCGCAATCGCCTCCTGCCGCCGCGAGCGCGACGCGCCGTCCGCATGGAAATACGAGCACCTCTGTCACGCCGCGATCACGCTGCCGCCGGCCGCCAAGAAAATCCTGCCGGTGCCACCCGGCATCCCCTTCACGATCGAGGTTTGGAACCAGATCGGCGGCAAGCTCGAGATACACCTCGCCACGATCTACCCGCTGTCCATGGCGACCGCGGCCCTTGAAGCGGCCTGCCTAGAATGGCCGACGAACGAGGTCACCCTTCGGGATCGGGCTCGGATCGTCCGGAAGCGGGAGCTGCCGCCGCGGAGTGTCGCTCTGTCTGGCGGAAAGCTAAATTGATAACTTAAACACGTTGCCACGCTCCAGAAAACTCTTCCGTGGCAAACACAAACTACGGCCCAACTTTCTTCGCAACAACATGAAACCCTTCAGATGGATTGGTATTCACGTTCCAGTCGTCTGCTCGTGGATTGCCCACACCACGAACAAAATCCCCAATTTCCCACCCGATTGAATCAATCACAAATCCATTTTGTCTCAACCTATTATGCCACCAATTTTCGTCTTTTATTGTTTTGTGCCAAGATATATTGCTCGATAGATCTCGATCATCCACCTTCGAAATCGAAGCGACTAGGTGGCCACCTTGTCTGAGGTTGTCCGCTATATGGGATAGGACATCGTCGACCAATTCCGTATCTATATGCTCGAACACCTCCCAGGCAGTGACAATATCAAATTGAATTTCCTCTTTATCGATATCTGTAAATCTATATTTTTTTCTAATGTCTGCCGTGAAGAGCCGATCTGGAATAAGACGCCACGCAGCTCTCTGTTCCTTGAGCGAAATATCGCTGCCCTCAATACCAACGGATTGATGGCCCCGCATGGTAAAATCCCATACCAGACCGCCGCCTGCACATCCAAGGTCGAGGTGTTTAATACATGATCTCTGAATAATTTTTTCACATGCACGAACAAATCTGGGATGTCGGGTATTGTCGTTTATGGTGCCGCGAGGGTGCATATGATCGGTACTGTCAGTTGCAATCAATTTCTCGGCATTAAGTTTCCACTGCAAAGTTTTAGGGCGCGAGCGCTCCAAGAGCCAAATAATATCCTGTAAATAATCAACGCCGCCAAGCAAATTTTTGGCAATGCTTCTTGAATTATCAGAATGTTCCTTAATCAAAAAAGTAAGCCAATGCATAATCCCATCAAATTGACTGCAGCAGTGTCGTTCGAATGCTTCTGCTGTATTAACTCGCCGCTCCACCAAGGAGGCAAGACTAGCAAGCTGGCTTTCCAGCCTGCTCAATCTTTCTGTCAAATCTACTGGGCTATCCACTATCTTTTGCTCCAAATCTATTTTGCCTGGACAAATGCGGCACTATGTGCTGATGTCAAGTGATCCAGATCCGGCGTGGAGGATATAAAGCACAAATCCCTCATTTCTGTGGGCACCACGAATCTAAGGAGCCTTCGGCTGGGCGGAGGACTAGCGCGGGTCGCCGTCGTCGACCAGCCCGCAGCTCGCGGCGAGGCGCCAAAGCTCAGCGTCTGAGAAGATCAGGTCGCCAATCTGCCAACGTTCGAATTCGTTGCCCATTGGGATGACGGGGATCTTCGCGGCTACTAGCGCCTCGACCGCCTCCATGATCGGATCGGCCTCCTGCCAACGAATCGGGTGGTGGCCCTCGCTCATAAGGTGAAGCTACCGCGGGCAGGGGAGGGCGCCAACCGGTGGGACCTCAGGGGCAAAAAACCCAATGATTCCGTGGACGGATTTCGGGTCCCACTCTCGTCTAAGGCATTGATGCGTCAGCCTCGGCGCAGTCCCCTTGGGAGCGCCAGCGCGCTGGCAGCCATCGCGGGCTGCGCATCGTTTTATCAGAAATTGCTAGCGGCTTATGGGCCGGTGTATTGCCGGCGCTCTGCGCCTTCGGTGTCTGCTCGTCGTTTCGCGGGCTACCGCCGAGCTGGCGCTACCGGTCGAACGATCGCGCTGGCTCTACCGCGAGGTCTCGAGTCACGAACCGTCGCCATGCCGATGTAGCCCGATGGTGGTGATCAGGGCGCGGATGAGGGTTTAACTTGGCGTGGGCCGAGCACGCGGCGCAGCCGACGGATGGGGTCACGCTCTGCGAGACGGGATCGGTGTTCCGCCTACCAGAACCAGATGACGCGGCCCGACACCGCGTAGATGACGAACCACAGCCCGACGGCCAAGATGAGCGATGCCACGACGAGGGCCGCGTGGGGCCTCCTGCGCGTGCGGCTAGGGCGGACGTGAGTGATCTGATCCATAGGTGTGGCGAACGGCATCCCCTGCCGATCGTAAGCACGGAGGCTCCTCGCCCTGAGCCCGGGAGGCCCCCGTGGTTGCAATCGGCGACAACGGCGCGTTACGACCAACATCCGCCGTCGATGTCCCCATCAAAAGATGCGTTGCGGTGAGGCCGGCCGCCGGTCGCGCCGGTGGCGCGGGTCCATCGCCGACGGCCGCGAGGCTGCACGGCCTGCGATCAGCGACGCAATCAGGGATCAATCGGGGTCGCCTCAAAAACGGGATGTTGTGCGGCGTACCCTACTGTGTCGAGTAGGTTTCCGTCGGGCGTGATTGCACGGTGCCTCAACCCGCGCGATCACCGCGCACTTCGAGATCCAAGCCGTCGGACAGCATTTCTGGACCTGGGAAGTGCTCGACGAGACCGAGATGACGGTAGCCGAATCTCATCGGCCGTTCCTTTCTCGGACATAGGCCCTCGCGGCGGCCCTGGCCTTCGATGAGCTGGTCGCGCGGGCTAGCCGTTCGCTCAGTGGTGGAGCGTCGAGCGGCCTCCTGTAGGCGATCACTTCCGACGCAGCTCTCCGAAGAGTTCTCGGGTCCGTTGCCTGGCCGATCTAATCCTCCGCTCGTGCGTGCAGGTGAGCCCATAGGCGGTCCGAGGGCAGCCCTCGCGTGTCGACCGGGAGCGCGCGTCGCGCATGTAGGCATTCATCCTCAGGCGCACCGACTGACCGTCCGTGTCGTCCCTGTGGGCGCTGGAGAGGAGCGGCAGGGGGCCTCGAACTGGCTGACCTGCCAGTGATGGCGACACACGCGGCCAAGCAGAAGCCGCAGACCAGCAGGCGGCTATCGTACAACCAGTGCCTGCGGTCCTCCCCGGCGACGCCGTTCGCGCTCATCCTTGTCACCGGGAAATCGCCCGGTTCCGCGTCCCGACGCGAGAGGCTCAGCCTGGCTCTTCGACGGGCGAATCCACCGCAGCCGGTCTGCCGAGGCGATTCGGCTGGTCGAACGCTGTTCACGGAAGGCAGCGTCCTGTCAGCAGGTCGACCCAGTCCTCGTCGCGCCGCCGCGGCCCGTCGTATCATGGGTGGGCCGCTCTGGGATCGGCAAGACTCGCCACGCGGCGCGCGAGGCCGCACGGAGGGACGCTTGGGATACGGGATTTCACTTACGCGTCGCGGTCTTCTCATCGCTCTGTGCTTCGCTCAGGGCACGGTCTGCGCAGGGGGGTTCGATTCTGGAACGACACCGCCGACGCCCGGAACGAAGCAGAATCATCCCGTCGAGGATGGCAATCGGCAGGGAGAGACCAGTGCCGGTCGCTCAGACGCGACTTTGGGATTTACGCCACCGAGCGGCGTCGTTAGTCGCGCCGACCTCGCGGACCCGATCAACAGCCCGCTCGTCTCGAAGTTCAGAACCGTTCTGGCGACCTACGATGACTTTGCCGCCCACGGCGATGGCAAGGCTTGGACGGAATCTGCCGACGTGTGTCCGGCTCTCAACGCTGCGTTCGCCTTCCTCAACGCGCGCGGGGGAGGAACCCTTGTGCTGCCTCCCGGCGCGGCTCGCTGCGCGACGTCATTGCGTGCGCCCAACATGTCCCGCATCAAGATTATCGGCCAGGGTGCAGGTGCCTTCTCCATCGCGGGAACCGAGTTGAAATGGGTCGGTGCGCCCGGAGCCGTGATCGTCGATCTGCGGAGTACGACGGCTCAGACACCGGTGACCGCCGTTGCGGTTTCGGATCTGACGCTCAACGGGAATGGGCGCGCGAAGACGGGATTGTTCGTGCGCGGGCTGAAAAATTCCAGAATCGACATCATGGTGCGGGACACGACCGGTCCGGGCGCCGATATCGATGTCGATGAGGCCCGCGGTCCTCTCGCGAAAGGCCCGCTCACAGGACCTGTCTGGGCGGCGGTCACACCGGGATCCGGTGGACGGAGCGGGACCTACACCGGGGTCCCCCTCGCGAACGCGAGCGCGGGAGCCGGAGAGGGCGCCCGCGCGACGATCACGGTCAAGGGCGGTTCCGTATCCGCGATCGACGTCACGGAGGGGGGAGCCAATTACGTGCTGGGCGACGTCCTGACCGTCGAGCCCCCCGACATCGGCGGAACGCGGGACGTGTCCATCACCGTCGCGAATTCCGGCAATGCCGCGTCCTCGTTCCTCGACACATCTCAGAACGAGTGGAAACTCCGCGTGACGCAGCAAGGCAGAGCGAGCCTGAAGGCGCAGGGCGTGCGCATCGGACCGGGGTCGCCGTGGCTCGACACCAACTCGAGCCAGTGGATCAATGTGCTGACATTGACCCAACAGGGGACGGGGTTCGAGATCGGCAACGCGGATACCAACGAGTTCATCTTCATACGCGCCGATCGCGAAGGACATACCGGGATTGGAGTCGACCTGAAGGGCGGAGTCTGGACGTCAGCGTCCTCTGCCCGGGCCAACCGCTTCGGGACAATCTCGGCGACGGGCGGCTTAGTCGCGCGCGGCGGGCCACGGCCGAGCGTCAGGAATGTCGTGGCCAAGTACAATACCGAGAGCGGTGAGGCGCCGCCAAAATGGGAGGATGGTGCGGGCGTCAACATCACCGATGATAACGGCCAGTCCATCGGGAATACTGGGTTCACGACGAATCTCGCACGAACGGTCTACACGCCCGCGGTCGCACGCGGCGGTGCGGCCGCCGCCTCAGTCTCGGCCACGGCCGATTACCGCCGATTCGGTCGAGAGATCCTCGGTATTCGGCTGGATATCAAAGTCACGGGCGGCTCGGGCTACATCACGGCCTCGCTTCCCTGCCAACCGTTCAAGGACACGGTGTTGACTGGATTCGACCGAGCGACCGGTCGCTCCGTCCAGGGCCGGATCGGTTTCGCCGATCCGAAGGTCTACATCTACAGCATGGACGGGACAGTGCCGGCGAGCGCCAACGCTCAGCCGCTGCTCACCGGCGATCTGGAATGCAAGGATTGA